GCGCAACTTCCGCGTCTTCCACTGGGATCGTGACCCGGCGCCGCAGGGCTTCGTCTACACCATCGACTGCTACTGGGATGCGCCGCGGTACTGGGCAGGCACCTCTCAGGCCGGCATCCGCGGCTCAAGCTCGCAAGCGCTGCAGGACATTGCATCGACCTGCGGCCTCAAGTGGTGGTCGAAGAATGACAACACGAGCGACTCGATGCTGTGGCTGCCGGGTAACAAGACGTTCGCGGCCTTCGCGCGTGACATCGCAAGGGCTGGCTACATCTCCGACACGAGCCACATGGGCCTGGCTGTCGATTCGATCGGCAACATGCTCTACCTTGACATCAACAAGATCCCGAAGCCGGAGATCAGCGTCGGCACGCTGGCCGTGCAAGGCGGCGGGCACTTCCTCATGTGCACCGACTTCACGCCGCAGACGAAGTCGGGGACCAACAATCTCGTGGGCGGGTACAGGCACAACCGCTACGTGCAGTCGGTCAACGGTACGCTCGAACTCGACAACCTGGAAGACGAACTGCAGTTCGACTCGGACTCGAAGTATCCGCTGCTGAGCCAGGACGTGCGTGGTCGCATGGTCCGAGGCGGCGTCAGCTACGGACATGTCGACTTCGGCAACGTGCACGACAAGTACGAGCGTGCGAAGTACCAGAACGGCCGGTACAACTTGCTGAACAGCCTGACGGGCGAAGTGCTGTTCCCGTTTCAGACGAGCTGGGAGCCGTTCCAGAACTTCAGTCTCGCTCAGCCTGCCGACCTCGAGTCGTCCCAGTACAACGGTGAATATACGATCCGGGACAAGATCATCTTCATTCAAGGCACGACCTACGTCGAGAAACTTGTCGCGGTCAAGAATGGCCTGGGGTCCTAAATGAGCTTCGACACACTCAACAACGCGCTCGCGCTCTTCACCGACAACCTGGGGAACAAGTGGTTCAAGGCCAAGGTGAAGACCAACGTCGACCCGGATAATCTCGATCGCATCCAGGTCGAACTTCCTGGCATGTACGATCCAGACCTCGGTGATGTGCCGTGGTGTGGTCCCATGAAGATGAGCCCCTTCGGCTTCGGCCAGGGCTACGGAGTCTTCGGTACCCCGGTCCCAGGTTCCGACGTGCTGGTGACGCTGCAGGGCGGCGATCCGCATTACCCGATGTACATGCACATCCAGTGCTGGCCGAACCCCTCGGAGTTCCCGTCGGGTACGGCCTGGGGCTGGAAGGACCCGGATGGCAATGCCCTCATCGTCCAGGGCAAGGACATCCAGTTCAAGACCGGCGGCGGCTGGTCGATCCATATCACTGCCACTGGCGACTACACGGTGACGGCGCCCGCAGGTGCGACCGGGACCTACAACGTCCCAACCGTGGTGTGGAACTGCACGGACTTCACGATCAACGCCAGCAACGGCGTCCACGTCACGGCCGCGTTCACTACGGTCCAGGGCATCTTCGACGTCAACGGCGACACCAACATCAACACGGTGACGATCAGCTCTGCGGGGGCTGTGAATGTGCCGACGGTTGCGACGTTCACGATGCAGCCGATCATGACCGCGGGTCTGAACATCACGGGTGGCAGCTTCCTGTACGGCACCCACGACCTGGGTCCGAATCACAAGCACACGGGTGGTACGCTCAGCGGCGGACTCACCGGCACGGTCAGCACATAAGGAGGGCGAATGCCTGCAACTACCACGTACCAGACGCAGCTGTCGGACGCGCTGTGGGTCGACGTCAACACGGACTTCGGCCTCAACAGCTTGCCCGACAGGCTGCCCGACGGGCTGGCGATTGTCAAGTCGAGCCTGCGCAACCTCTTCAACTGCGTACCCGGCCAGCGTGCACGCACGTTCCAGCCGACATACGGTTCGATCTGGCTGCACTTCATCCACGAACCCATCTGCGACATGACGGCACAGAAGATGGAGACCTTCATGGTGCAGGCGATCGAGAAGTGGGAGCCGCGCATCACGCTCGACCTCGCCAACACCGCAATCATCCCCGACACAACGATCCCCGGCTACAAGGTTCGAATCGCATTCGTGATGCCGAATGTGCCGGGGCTCCAACAACTTGACTTCGAGGTGCCCGTATGAGTCTCGCCTTCACCGCCACCTATCTGCCGGCGGCGTCTGTCAATCAGGCGTTCGCGCAGTTCATGACCGTCACGGGTGGCGTGGCTCCCTACACGTTCGCTCTGGTCGGCGGCACCATGCCCCCTGGCCTCAGCATGAACAACCAGGGTCTGATCTCCGGTACGGCGACGACGCTGGGCCTGTACTCGATCACGATCGAGGCTGCCGACTCGACCCCGGGCACGCCGCAGACGGTGACCGCGACCTTCAGCTTCCAAGTGCTGGATCTCATCAACCTGCTCGACTCCACCGTCGATCAAGCGCAGTTCGTCTCGCAGTTCGAAGCCGACCTGGCAACGACGGACACGTGGAGCACCGGCCTCACGACGCAGACGAGCCAGACGCTCATCGAGTTCATCTCGGCCATCGGCACGTTCCTGACCAGCCGCATCAGCCGTGCCGTCGAAGACGCATTCCCCGAGACCGCGCAGTCCGACTCGGCGATCCGCGCCATCGTCAACATGCAGGGCACACGCCTCAGCCGCAAGCTGCCCGCGACCGTGCCCGCGACTCTGGTCTCGACAACGACGCAGACGCTGCCTCCGTACTCGCAGCTGTCGGGTGGCGGCTACAACTGGTTTCTGAAGGATGCGATCCACCTGAGCGCCAACGTGCCGCAGACTGTGACGCTGCGCGAGGGCATCGTCGTCTCGAGCACGCTGTCGGGTCTCGGCTCCGATCTCCAGACCTGGGTGTCGGTCGATGACGCATTCACGGTCAGCGATCAGGACGTGCTGGTTCAGCTCAACGGCGTCGACCTCACCAAGGCCTTCGGCGCGCTCTGGAACTACCCCGGACAGAAGGCGTACGCGGACTCGACCCTGAGCGACGGCCGGCTCAACATCCAGTTCGGCGCGCAGGGTTATGGCGCTGTCCCTGGCGTCAACGACCGCGTGGCCATCACGTATGCGAAGACGCAGGGCACAACCGTCAACGGTGCGAACCTGACCAACGTGAGCATCAACGGCTCGTCGGTCTCGAACGTCACCGGCCACTTCACGGGCAATCCGTCCGGTGGTGCCGACGAGCGTTCGACCTTCGCCTACAAGAACTTCGCGGCTGGCTCCTTCGGCACGTACAGCTCCGCGGTCACGAAGTCGCAGTACGCCGCGACTGTCGCGAACTACCCGGGCATCATCGACGCGATCACGCAGGCCCAGCGCGAGATCAACCCGGCGGCGCTCGAGTGGATGAACGTGATCCGTGTCTCGGCTCTCACGAGCTCGACATGGAGCCAGGACCAGGTGGACGAGTTCCTGTCCTACCTGCAATCGGTCACGATGTACCAGCCGAAGTTCCTGTGGCAGGCGCCGGTCGCGATCCCCAACATCGTCGACATCTCGGTCTACTGCTTCAACTCGGTCAACAGCCTGGACGACGTGAAGACCAAGGTGACGAAGGCGATCGAGAACCTGTTCTCGGCCCGACCCGGCATCCTGCTCACCGACTTGTTCGCATCCGACCTGGTCGAGACAGCGTTTAACGCAGCACCCGGCCAGATCAGCTACGTGTTGGTGAACAAGCCTACAAGCCCCATGATCGTCACCAGTCCTCTGAGCCCCAAGCTCACGGCCACGATCATCGCTGGTTCCGGCACCGTCACGCCCGCCGTCTACGCCTACGCGGTGGCAGTCGATGCTGCGACGCCAAGCCCGAACTTCCTGGGCTATATCGACGCTTCCGTGAATCCTGGATACCCGACAGGTGCGACGGCTGCGGGCCAGTACTGGATCATCAGCAAGCCCGGTATGATCGGTCCGACGGGTCTCCAGTTCGCGGTCAACAAGGGCGACCAGATCGTCAGCGGCGATCCTCCGGGAACCAGCTGGACCATCGTGGCAACGCCTCCCGGCATCATCGACCACGGGAACCCGACCAACTGGATCAACCCGCAGGTGGTCACGACATCGGAAGGGATCATCATCGACTGGAGCTCGAACCCGGTGCCGAACGCTCTCACCTAC